TCAAAGCTGGCGCTTCAGCTGCTCGCGGTATTTCAAAGCCCGAGACTGTCCACATAGATGAGACGCGAGAGCTTAAAGACGAGACGACTTGGGCTTCGCTTCGATACACGATGATGGCGGCAGAAAATCCGCAGCTTTGGTCGTACTCAAATGCTGGCGATCAGCATTCCCATGTGCTTAACCAAATTCGCGAAAGAGGCATCGGCGCAGCTGGTGGATCTACCGACGACATTGGTTATTTTGAATGGTCGAGTGATTACGACAAGATCGACGATTCCCCTAAATTTTGGGCGGGAGCGGCGAAGGCAAATCCAGCACTCGGGCATACCGTACACATCGACAATCTTCGAGCTGTGATGAACGATCCGCCGGATGTAGTTCGAACCGAAGTCTTGTGCCGATGGGTGCAGACTATTTCGAGCGCAATTCCCGCTGGCGAATGGGCTGAATGTGGAATGGACGGATTTGAAGTCGATCGCGAGAAGTCAGTCTGGTTCGGACTCGATTGCTCGCCAGATCGTCGCGATGCAGCTCTTGTCTTGGCTCAGCAAATGTCTGATGGCGAATTCTTTGTGAAGCTTCTTCGGACTTGGCACAATCCAATTTCGCTCGATGATAAGGCAATCGCTAACGACATCGCCGAACACTTTCAAGAATATCCGGTGGAAGTTATCGCATATTCGCGCCGTACATCATCGGCGATTGCGGCTAGACTTCAACCAGCCGGCATCCCAATCGCTGATATAGACGGGGCGCTGTACGGTCAAAGTTGCGACGAACTTTTAGGAGCAATCACATCAAAGAGACTTCGACATGGGAATCAAGCGGAATTGACGAAGCAAATTCTTTCGGCGGCGAGATTACCGTTCGGCGATGGTGGATGGACGATCGGACGGAGAGCTTCTCAATCGACTGTGTGCGCGACGGTTGCATCTGCGCTCGCCACACATTACGCGACACGCCCAGAGATGGATCTTGATATTATGATCGGCTAGTGGTATCGAATCTCTAAAATTCTCGCATGGGTCTAAAAGATTTCTTCATCACAGCACCACAGCCAATCGCTGAAGTGAATGTCGATGCTGCTCTCGCACCGGTCAATTCGATCGATGCTCTTGGCGCTCCGTATTTTGCCTATGGTCAATCAGCTACACGATCCGAAGCGATGGGCGTACCGACAATAGCTCGCGCTCGCGGAATTATCTGCTCGACAGTTGCAGCTTTGCCACTCGAAACAAAAGTCAAAGAAACAAATGAAACTGTCCCATCTTTTCGTGTAATTCATCAACCAGATCCACGAATCACAGGCGCAGAATTTTGGGCGTGGATTGCTGAAGATTTGCTATTCCGTCCCGCAGCTTACGCCCGCGTACTTTCACGCTATGCGGACACCGGACGAATTCAAGCGATGGAAAGAATTGCGCCAGAGCGCGTTGAAGTATTGACCAACGGACTTGGTACAGAAATCGATGCTTATCGCGTCGATGGTTATTCAATCGACCCATCTGATCTTGTCGTCTTTGGAAATATGCAAGAAGGATTGCTGAACCGCGCTGGTCGTACCGTCCGCGCAGCTCACGCACTCGAGAAAGCCGCCTATGACTTTGCTTTGAATCCAATTCCACAAATTGTCTTGTCGAGCAACGGCGTACAGCTTCCAAAAGATCGCGTTGCATCACTTATCAACGCTTTCAAGAATAAAGCGTCAAAGGCAGTTACATTCTTGAATGCAGATATCAAGATGGACACGATTGGTTACGATCCCAAGAATCTCCAGATGAATGAAGCAAGAAATTACTTAGCTTTGGAACTCTGTCGCGCCATCGGATTACCGGCATGGTTCGCGTCCGCTGATCCATCATCGATGACTTATTCCAACGCCGTAAATCAACGCCGCGATTTGATTGACTTTTCGATTCGTCCGGTGCTAACAATCATCGAGCAACGGCTCAGCCTTACGGATTTCACTCCAGCATCACAGTACATCCGCTATGACCTAGACGATTTCTTGCGCGGCAATCCTTACGAAAGAGCGCAAGTGTACGAAATTCTAAACCGCATCGGTGCGATGACCACCGATGAAATCAGAGAAGAAGAGGACATGATCGGATGAAGCTAACTACTCCAATGACTATCACCGCGGCAGATTCAGAGTCGCGCACAATCACCGGACGCATCGTGGCATTCGAAGAGCCAGCGAACGCATCGACCGGCAAAGTCGTATTTGCAAAAGGATCAATCCAGCCAAAAGATGTTTTGCTAAATCTTGAACACGATCGCACTCGCAGAATTGCAAAGCCGCTTTCGATTGCTTTGTCTGAAGATCAGATGAGCATCAATGCAACATTCAAGGTTGCAAATACAACCGCAGGAAATGACGCGCTTATTGAAGCAAGCGAAGGTCTGCGCGATGGCTTCTCAATCGAATTGGCTGTCGATGATTACATCAACGAAAAGAATGGGACGATGCGCGTACTTGCTGGCGAATTGACTGGCGTTGCGCTCGTATCAGAGCCAGCCGTTCGATCAGCTCGCGTGTCTGAAGTAGCCGCCACCGAAGGCGAAGAAGATTCTGAATCTGCACCCGCAGAAGCAGAAGCAACACCAACACCAACAACAACAGAAGGAGACGAAGTGGAAAACACCGTCAATGACGCTTCAGCCGTAGAGACGGTCGAAGCCGCACAGTCAGTTACAGCGTCAGTTAAGTCTGTCGCTTATTCAAAGCCACGCATCGAAGTAACAGCTGCAAAGTATCTTGAAAACAAGATCATGGCAGCGATGGGCGACGAGAATGCGCGTCAATATGTACTCGCAGCAGACAACACAACAGACAACGCTGGTCTTGTACCTACTCGCCAGCTTGCTGAAGTTATCAACGGACTTTCAACAACTGTCCGTCCATCAATCGATGCAATCTCACGCGGCACACTTCCAGATGCCGGTATGACTTTCGAGATTCCAAAGATCACAGTTGCACCAGCGGTGGGAACAGTCGCCGAAGATGCAGCTTTCACAGAGACAGATCAGAACTCTGCTTTTGTATCAGTCGATGTTAAGAAATTTGCTGGGCAACAAAAATTCTCAGTCGAATTGCTCCAGCGCACAAGTCCACTTTTCTTCAATGAGTTGCTTTCAAATATGGTCGCAGCTATGGCTAAGCAGCAGGACACTTACACCAACAGCATTCTTTGTACTGGTGCAACAGCAGATGCAACAGGCATCGCAACTTACCCAACAGCCGCAGAACTTCTTGCGTTTATTGGTCGCGGTGCTGCATCCGTTTATGGCGCAACAGCTGGTCTTGCAAATCCATTCGCGCGCAACATCTTGGTGAACACTTCACAATGGTCAAATCTCATGGGTCTAAATGATTCAGGTCGTCCGATCTACAACGAAGTAACACAGCCAATGAACCAACCTGGTCTCGCAACTCCAACATCACTTCGCGGTCGCGTTGCTGGACTTGATCTTTTTGTAACAGCTAACACAGCTGCAACAACTGATCTTGATGATTCAATCTTGATCATCAACCCAGATGCCTACACATGGTACGAATCACCTTCATACCAACTTCGCGCAGAATCAACAGCAGACGGTTCAATTACCGTGGGCGTTTATTCATTTGGTGCTGTGGCGACAAAAATCGCTGGCGGCGCATTCGGCGTAAATAAGTCGTAATTACGACACAATCAATCATGAGGCGGTTCGCTCCCGAGTCGCCTCAGCAGTAGAAAGGGAAGAGCTGATGTCTTTAGTAACTCCGTCCGAACTTCGTTCGGTTCTTGGCGTCAGCTCTTCTCTCTACAATGACGCATATCTTCAAAAGATTATCGACACAAGTGAGCTTGTAATTTTGCCACTTCTTGTCTCTTATTCTTCAGCGGTTACAGATCGCCGCATCGCTTCAAATGTCGCTACCTTGACGACTAACACTCCACACAATTACATCGTGGGATCAAGCGTTGTCGTCGCTGGCGTAGATGCCACATTCAATGGCACATACACAGTTTCAGCTGTGGGAACTGAATACGAATTTTCTTATGCAAAGACAAATGCGGATATTAATTTCAATGCAGTAATTCCACACGGAGACACTTATCTTTCGGGCAAGGATGCCGCCACAATCTATGCGAGCAATCCAGCCGTTTATGAAGCGATCATCGTCGTATCGGTTGAAGTATTCCAATCCATTACAGCTGCCGGTGGGCAGATTGAAGGCGTTGATTTTCAAGTTACGCCATACAGAATGGGTCGCTCACTCTTGAATCGTGTAATCGGGATTCTTGGTAAATCTCTGGATACCGGAGCGATGCTGGCATGACGGCTTCATCGATCGCGGTCAATGTCCGCGGCGCACTCAAGACGGCAATTGCTGGAGTAGCGGCTAACACTTATGACTCAGTACCCGAAGCGCCGATTGTCCCTTTTGCCGCCGTTGTACCTAGCACGCCCTATCTTGAAGCCAATCTAATCGGGACTTCAACCCGAGTCAAAGTCAATCTTGTACTCACAGTCGGAGTCGCTATGTACTCCAACGCATCGGCGCTCGATAACATCGAGAAGCTGATCTTGAGCATTCTGGCGGTTATTCCGTCAGGTTACACAGTCGGCTCTGTGTCTAATCCAACGCCAATTTCAATCGGAGCATCCGACATTCTCGCGTGTGAGATTGAAATATCAACCCAATACACACAAA